TTCTTCATAATTAAATTCATTTTTTCTAAACTACAATTTCTGCACAAAAATTTTGGGTTTTTATCATCTTCTCTATTATATTTTCCCCAACTAATAATACGATAAATAATATCGATTTTCCCACAGTGGTCACATCTTCCCTCTTTAATTTCCCAAATTGGTCTATCATATTTTTTCTTAAAGATTATTTTATCAAGAGGAAAAAATATTAAAGCTCCAATAAAATTTGCAATAATAGTTGCTAATGTAATATTTAAATCTGAGAGTAACCAAAGAACCATTGCGATAATTGGTGTTGATAATTGCCAACGAATAACATATTTTATTAATTTCATATTTTTACCTAAAATTCAAGAATATTATTTTTTCTAATTTCATAATTTTCTATAAAAATTTGTGGAGTACTTGTCCCATTCCACTCGTTTAAATTTGCTTTACCAACAACCTCAAGAACTATTTCATCATATTCGTTTAATTCTTGAATCATGTCTGTCGCAAAAAATTTCATATAAGCGACACCGTTCTTAAAAATTTTAACAGTATCTGAATTTTTTCCCATAATTTGAATATCATTTTTAGTTATTTGAATACTCTTTACGTAAATTAAGGCTTCTTGATTTTTATGACTCCAAACAAATTTATATTTATTTAAATTAGAAATTAATTCAGTTAAATCTTTATCATTAGAAAATCTCTCAAAATTAACTTCATAGTAATCTTCACCTAAATTATATTTAATTAATTCTTTATTTGCTACCTCATGAAGTCGAGAAAGATTTTTATTATTTATTGAACAACCTGCGGCGCCATCATGTCCTTGTACATATTCGAAAAGACCAGTTGATAATAAATATTCTTTAAAAGATTGAAGTTCTGAATTAGCTACTCCTCTAATTGAGCCACGAATAATTCCTTCGTTATTAAGTCTTGCTACAATAGTTGGTTTTTTATACTTATTAGCGAGTTGAGTTGCTATTAATCCATTAAGTTCACTTGGAAAATCTTCTTCATCTTCAAGTCGGATAAATAAAATTTGATTTTCAAGCAAGTCATTTTTAAGTATCTTCTGCTCTAACATATCTGTCATTGTTTCTTTAAATTTATTTTGATGCGAACGAGCATTGACACACTCGCGCACTGCTTCAATTGCGGCTTCCTCATAAGTCCCCTTTGCTCCGCGTTTTAAACTCGGAACTTGACGATGCCCATCTATAAAAGCAATAAACATTCTTTCTTTCTCTTCTTGACTACCTACTCGAACCATTGCATTAATCATTGGGACGACGTAGAAAGCGACAGACATTGGAGTAAGATAGTTCATTATTTCCTTATCAGATAATGTCCTTTTTCCAGTAATTGAATAACATTGTTCTTGTGCTATCGACATAAAGAAAAAATTATTAATATTAGTAAAACCTTTTCTCCAAAAATATTGGTTTTCTATTTCAAGACCGCTCATCATATCTCCACAAATTCCTAATGCGGCTAAATCAATATAGTTTTTTGAGTAATCAACATTAAATTTTTCATCAAGTCCTCTACAAAACTGATAAACCATACCAGCCCCAGATAAGTCTTTATTAAGATATTTAGGAGAAATTTGATTATTTATAATTATTAAATTCGTAGAGAGCGCCGGCTCATCAATTATATGGTGGTCGATAATTAAAATTGGACAAGTTATTTGTGTTGAGTATTTTTCATCGTTACTTCCAGCATCAGGGATTATTAATAAGTCATAATCTTTACCAGAAATTTCAGACCAGTGTTCTTCAAGACCATGCGCTTTGCCAGTGTGAAGGTAATGCTCTATAGTTAAATTAGGTTTTATTTGTTTTAGGTATTGATAAATAATTACTGAAGAAGTATATCCATCAACATCGCAATCCACAATAAGACCGATTTTAGCATTGTCTTTTAGATTATAAATTAAATCAATTCCTTTTTCAATATTTTCCAAATCTTTCCATGTCTGAAGATTTTCTTCTGTCGGCGCCAAGTACGTATCAATGTCTTCCACTCCTCTGGAAGAAATTAATGCTCTTCCATAGTCGCAATTTTTAAATGAATCATTAATTAATTTTACTTTCATTTTTCTTCCTCTTTATAAAATTCGTTATAGTCAAACCATTTATTTTCAATAACATTACCTATCTTACTAACAGTACTTCCCCATCCATTAAGTTCAACTCTAACATACTTATTTTTCAGGTCAGAAAATTTATCTACTCCTACAGTATCCATAATACGCATAATTTCTTCAGTACCTTTTGCGTATCCTTTGAATTCTTTTGCATTAATATAACCTTTACCTATGACTCTTCCGCCAAAACAACAACCCCAACCTTGTCCTTCAAGAGTTAGCAGTAAACATAGGCAACCGTGATCCTCCATAGATAAATCAGCATTAATTATCTTTGCGTTTTCAATTTCCATTTATTACATTTCCTCCACAATTTCTTTTTTTCGTATTTGTTCTCGAATTTTTTTAATAAGATATTCAAGTTCATCGGTTGAACAATTAAATAAAATATCTAAATCATATGGAATAGCCAATACATCTTCTTTAGTACTGGCGCGAATGTGTTGTATAGTAAAATTTAATTGTTCTATATCACTATCATCACCGTATCTTATAATTATCATAATTCATCTTCCCAAGAATCTAATATAATTTCTAATACTTTTTCTTTAGAACGCGGTTTTTCAGATTCTAATTCCCTAAGTAAAAAATTGATAATCTCATTTCTTTTTTCTATTTCTATATTGTCATCCTCTATTTCTGTTTCAAGAAATTCACACCCATCACAATCCATTGCCATCATATAGCAAGGAAGTAGGTCTTTTTCATCAAAAGCACAACGTTTCATCTTATCTTTCTCCTTTTATTTAATAAATTTCTAAATACTTCTTCTCCTCTATCAGAAGGACTATCTTTCATATGTGTAATTTTATCTCTATCATAAATAAAAGAAAAATTACAATAATTTTTATATTTTTCACAAATCGCCCATAACTTATTCAAATACTTATCTTCACCATCTTTTTCTTCTCTATCAAAACAAATAATAATTTCTTTTGGTTCAGTATATCGTAAAAGAATCATCAACTGATATATATTAAATTGACTTCCACATACAGCTACCGCGCAATTAGGCATATTGAACGATTCGCATTGAAGTACAGATTTCTCCGCTTCAAATAAATAACAAACCCCAGTCTTTTTTATATTATCTTTATTTAAGTTTAACCCATAAAGATTTAAAGATAATGGATGCTTATACCATATGCCCTCTATTAAAACGGGCATATACTTTCCAAATCTTTCTACTTCTTCTTTATTTAGCGCGCGACCTCTGATTCCAACTAACTCGTTATCTATATTGTAATGAGGAATAATAATTTTATTTTGAGATATAGAATAAAGAATATTATATTTATCCATCGCTTCTTTACTAATCCCATCATTTAACCACTCTATTGGATATTTTTTAACAAAACAGCCTAATACATTTTCTGAATAAATCGATAATAAAACATTTTTATTTCTCTTCTCAAATTTATCAGATAAACTTTTATATTTTTCTTTAGTCAAACCACCTGGTTGACTATCTCCAACAATAACTTGATAAATATCTTTATACCACTCATACTCTACTTGTCTTGTTTCATAATATCTCTTTAAAAATGTCCAAATAGACATATTTCCATCTTCTGTATAACATACAAATAAATGGTTATTGAAATAAAAATAAAGTTTCCAAGAAGCTTCATCTATATAACTATTATGACAAACAGTTGGCATTACTAAAAAATCTCCATTATCTTTATAAGGAATTTCTAACTTATCTAATATTTCCTTAATTCTATCTGGAGTTAAAGTTTCATTAATTTCTTCATAATTAATATACATTTTTTTCCTTTCTAACTATTAAGTTCATCAATATATTCTTTTAATGCCATTTTTTCACTATTATCCCAATTTTCAATTTTATAGTTTGCTTCATTATAAAAATCTTCTACTGGGTCAAGTCGCGCGTCAGTAATAAATAAATCTTTCTTTTTTAATCTTCCTAAATCAACTTCAGACCATATTCTTACTTGAGTCCATTGTCCACTTCTTACTTTAAAGATATCAGTAACAACGTTTGGTCTACCAAATTTTGCTATGATACCGCTTTGCTCGAGAATTTCTATTTCTTCTTTCTTAGGTCTTGCCATTACTGCTCCATTGTCTGCCTTATTAATAGTAGAGCGACCGCCCGCTAAACTTGCTTCATTACGTATATTTTTATTATCATCTGCCGCGGCGTTAACTTGTGTTGAAGTCATCATCGAGATTGATAATTCTATTGCTAAATCTTTTAGTGCTGTTGTAAACATAAGCAATACTTCATCATTTCTCAGATTAAACCCTCTAAACTCATTTAATAGACTCGGTCCAATAAATACATAGTCATAAAAAACGTGTTCTATATTTCTAGTCAACACATTTTCTCTAACTAAAGTTTTAATTAACTCAATTGTTGGATTAGGACATTTAAGTAAAATAAAATTATTTGAATAGTCTTTGATTACTTGTTTAGCCTTATTAATCAAAACCATTTCTTCTTCAGTAAAATTACCATATTTAAAACGGCTTTCATTCATATCTGTTAAATATGCTAAAATCATTTTACGAATTTGTTTAAAAGTTTGTTCAGTCACAATAAATAAAACTTTTTCATTTCCGCCCTCTTGTTCCCATTTTTGTTGAAGAGAATTAAATCTTAAGGGATAAGCTAAATAACAGGCATCCGCAACTGCTTGTCTAGTTTTACCTAAACCACTACTACCA